CCCACAAACATATTGTCAGACTGGATCGCACAGGTATTTCCCAGCGCCAGGGCCAGAGCGCGGAGAACTCGGACATCATTGCCCAGTTTTTCCTCAAACCGCTCCAACACCTCGCCAGGATAACGCAGATGATATGGTTCAAAATAGCCGGACACATCCGTTTCCACCTGCCATATCTGCATCGCCCTTGTTTGTCGGTAAGTCCTTCTCGCCGTATCGTCCTGAGAAGTCTGTACTACCAATTCGGCAAAGGCATGGTAAAGCTCCAAATCAATAGCCCTCTGATATACCCGGTAAACCGGTATCCTGTCGATATGCATTAAAATTCCTCCTACTTGAAATCTTCCATAAAAGATATGGGGAGAGAGCCGCAACATGGCTCTCTCCCCATTGATCAACTGACAGCATACCGATGGTATGCTATATTTTCTTACTCAGCGCCGGCCATGCTGAAGAACTCCGCAGGTGACAGCACCGTAACGCCCAAATCCCTGGCCTTGGACAACTTGCTGCCGGCATTTTCGCCGCAGACCAGATAATCCGTCTTCTTGGACACCGAGCTGCCGGCATGGGCGCCCAGTGATTCGATCAGGTCATTGATTCCGTCCCGGGTGTAGGGTTCCACCTTGCCGGTAACTACGATAGTCTTTCCTACAAAGGGATTATCCTGCACCCTGTCTTCGCTGTGTTCTGCCACAGCAGGCTTTTGAATACTCATCATAGTCTGTAACTCCTCCCAAATACAAAAATTATCTTCTACACAGAACCAGTCGTGGATATTGTTATGCAATATCTCCCCGAAATCCGGAAGCTGCCGGAAATCATAGCCGCCATAGACCGCATCCCGAAACTCATCCAAATCATAGTGGAACACACGACCCAATACCTTGCTGGCAGTGTTGCCGATCATAGGGATGTCCATAGAAATCAGATACCGTTCAAAGGTGGTATTCCGGCTCTGCTGGATAGCGTCCCAAAGGCGCTGCCAGGACTTTTCACCAAATCCATCCATGCGGACGATTTCAGCCCGGTAACGATCCAGACGGTAAATATCCAGATAACTATGGATAAATCCCTGACCGAT